GGCAACGATTTGGTCGAGTTCGTCCGCCGTTAAAATATCGAGCGGAACGAAATCCATGTTTGGGTATGGCAAAGTAGTGAGAGCCATTATTTGTCCTCCAAGTAATAATTCGTATATTCAAAAGTTGCATTGGTCGAGTTTGCAATCATTTTCTTCGCCTCGTCCGCTTTGATTTTCTTTGCGATTGTGTCGAGTTGCGCTTCCGCCTTCTTCGCATCGTTGGCATAAGAAATGACAAAGAGGCAGAACTTCACGCCCTTCTTCTCGTAATTCTTCGCATAACGATAAGTTTTTGCGGTTGTTTTCTTGATGATATGATTTTCTGCAAACGGTCTGCCTGCGCCTGATTCACGAACCGTCAGTCCGTCAATCAGTTTCGGTCGCCAAATTGCAATCCGATTCAATTCCAATGCTTTCATGCTTCTTATTGTTTGGACAACAAGGGTGGCACATCACGATTGGCTGTAAGGCGATTTCATCGGAATCACGATGGCTCGGAACGTATATTGACCTGTGAATGTAGCATCCAAGAGCGAACTATATGTTGCCCACAGTTGAACCTTGTTGCCGATAATATTGATTGAAGCAATACAGCGAACGCCAGATTGGTCTATTGAGGCATATCTGTTATATGCGCAGATTTCAGGTGCTTCATCGCAAGTGATAATCGAATAGACGAAATCAAAACCTCCGCTGATTGTGGTTTCGGTCTTGTATTCAACGATAGTGCGTTCTGCTACATACTGGCTCGCAGGTGTCGTTATTGTCAGAACGACCGCACCGCTCATTGGCGCAGGCGTTGAGGCAAGGTCGGAGTCTGCTATGAATTTACTGGGGGATGGCATAGTTGTAAATCCTTATCAAGAAATCATATCGTAGCGGTAAATATTCAGGGTCGTTTTCGTCATGCGCTGTAATCGTAATTTTTTCAGAGTCAATCGTGATTGAGTTGCGAATCAAACTATACGACAGAGGGATGTCGCTCACGTCATACAATGTTGCGCCCCAACCGCTTGGGCTTTCATTCGCATATACACTTCTGCACCACATTTTGCAAAATGGGCGGAAACCAAGATTGTGGTATAGCACTCTTGTTTGGTCGAGCGGAACTTGCAAGATGCTCTCGGAAATCATGTTCAATTGGGCAAGGCGTGTGTCTTTTTGCAAATTGTGTGCGAGCGTTTCGGCAGTTTTCGTTGTCGTTGAAGATTCCCAATCCGATTCCGCCATATATGCCCAAAGTTTGTATTTCAACGTCCGCTGTCCTGTCGATGAGCCACCAAAGATAGGCATGCAGTTTGTGGGTAGAACATAGCCCCAAACATCAACTCCTTTCGGAAATGGAGAAACGTCCAACCAATCATAATCGAGCGAATAACTGCCCCCTGTTTCGTAGTAGCCCATGACCTTGCTGTTGCTCGCAATGCGATAAGATGTCTGCCAATCATCATTTGTCCAAACTCCGTCGATGAGGATGTTGTTGAAATCCAGTTCATCAGGAAACGGCTCAAAAACATTCCCACCCCAGTCCGTGTTGTGCCAATGTGGGTTTGTTTGGTCATTGACGCCTTCCGCCGTCCAAACAATCTTTTCGACAGGGTATTGCGAATGGATGATGAAATCGTCAAGGTTGCTCATGCTTCGAGTGCCTCAATCACATCCACGGTAGGTTTGGAAATCCACTCGCCGACCGATGAATCAGCAGGGTTCAGACCGATGCGGATGCGCCTCAACCCAGTCGAATCGGCATATGTAAAGCCCTCGGAATTGACTCGTGTTAAAACATTTGCGCCGTTGCGAATCAGCAACTCGCCTGTGCCTTCGTTGAGTTCGATATTACCTGACAAGGTGGAAGTCCGCCCTGTTCCTGAATGTTGAACTGTTTTGACTATTGCCATTTTGCCTCCTTACGATAGAACATCATCGCCATCCAATATCGACTGGTCAAGGATGAACGGCATCACGACCTTCGTGCGCTCAATCGTGAGTTCCTGCGTAAATCCTGCGCCGTTCGTGATTGACGACTTGATGCTAACAATTTTGTAATCGCCCTCATACTTGTATGCGATATGAATAATGTCGCCGAGTTGCAACGCAGGATTGCCTTTCACTTTCAGCGTGATTGTCGGCGAATAGCCTGCTCTGCGCTTCAAGATGTCCATTGCGTAGGCATCGGCGTTGGCATATGAGCCGAAATAGTCGTTGTCGGTAATATCGAGAATCATCTCGCCGAACTTTTCCACAGATTCATCGTCATATGCGTTGTATTTGATAGTATCGACAATCTTGGCAGGCTCGCCCCAAATTTCGAGGAACGAGATTGAAACTGGGAAGTTGTTCGCATTCGTGAATGTGATTTTCATCGAGTCTGCGAACAGGTAGCCAGTCGCCGTGATATGGTCTTGCACAACGTTGCCTGAAAGGTCGAAAGCCGTGAAATACGAGTCATCCGCATCGCCATTCAAGACAGGGTTGAGTGTTGCGCTCCAAATTGGGTCATCAAAAGAGAGCCACACTTCTTTGTTGCCGAGTGCGCCAATGCGATATGAGTCATCGCTTGCGGTCGATTGGTAGCCGTTTTCGTTTGCCATTGAGAAGATTGGCTGTCGGTCTTGGACGGCACGAATATCTGACGTGATTTTCACACGATTGATGATGCCGTCGGTGCGAGAAGGCGAAATCTCGATGATATTGTTCTCATCGAAGGTCATGACGGCTGTTCTGCCAATATCTGCCACACGAGGCTCGAAGCGAATGATGCCTTTTTCATCGAGCCACAATTTGCCATTCTCTGCCTGCACCAGTTTCGCCAAGATATTGCCTGCATTCAGCCCTGATTCAAAGACCGCGAACGGAATGACGTTCAAACCTTGTGCCAAATCATACATCGATGAATCCATGCCGTAAGTGTCAAGAATAGTGGCGATTGCCTCGTCGGTGCGGACATCTCGAAGCATGACGGTCTGATTCAACTGCGTGTTCGCAATCTCGGACAAGAAGTCCTGCGCCGTGAGCGTGGCGGTCGAATCGTTCATTCCGCTATATTTCGGCATCTTTTGAGTCAAGCCGATGAACACAGGCACGGTTTCGCTCGCTCCACCTTTTTTGAACCCTGCATAAGTGCGCATCGGTCGTTTCGGTAGAATGTAGCCATGAAGCGGAGATGATTCGTTGTCATAGGTGTATTTTTGGCTTGTATTGTTGAGTTGCAAATCGCAGAGCGCAGATTGCACGTTGTATGGAAAGGCAACCGAGCGACTCCACGTCATGCCAATCACGTCGGCGGTGTGGTCAGTCCATTCGTAAGCATCCCATAACTGAATCGAATCGTCAGGGTCGGTGGCTAGAATGTCTGCGCCGTTCAGTTGCGATTGGTCAAGAATGAACCAATTCACGTTTTGAGAGCGTTCTTTTGTGAATGAAATCTTGGCATTCAATGCGAGCGGTCGAATCGTGCCGTTTGCGATTGCGCTGAACTCATTCGTTGTTGTTATCATTGAACCGTTTCCCTCATCGTTAGTTGAACGTTTTGACGAGTTCCGCAATTATCAATTACTCCGCCGTCCGTGAGTGATAGCCGAACAGGTGTCGCTGAATAAATTTCGACACCACCGCCGTCTTCGAGCGTATATGTTGGAACGTCGGCATTGTCGAACTGGCGAGTATAGAATCCACGGAGTTGTGCATAGGTTGTCGCATCCATAATCGTCCATTTTTGCGAGAATTGCTTTTTGAGCCACAAGTAATCTGTGAATACATTGCCGTCAATTGTCGTGTTGTCTGTTGCCCCCTCGATGTCCTTGTCCTCGATAGGGACTTCGAGCAAGGTCATCGACATCGTGTCAGATGAATCGCTCAATGTCATTGTGTAGAAACTCATAGATAGACTCCCATTCTTGTCTTATTGATTTCTTGCAACTTGTCATAAATCTGCTCCGCAACGGCTCGCTGTTCTTGTTCCGATGTGGCGAACACGCCTTGAATGTTGATTGTGATTCCGCCACCTGTTCCGCCCTGCTCGTTGATTTGCTGAATCATCGAAGCCATTTTCGATTCAGGCACAACCCATTCGTCTTGACCGCCTTCGCCTGCAAGAATCAGTTGTCCGCCGTTCGTTGAAGGCACGATGCCACCTGTTGCCATGCGACCAAGATTGACTCTGCCGATTTTGCCGATATTGACACCAACTGAACCGAATGCGCTGTTGATTGTATCGACGAAGCCATTGATGATATTGATTGGGGCGTTGATGAAGTTCTCGATGAACTCCAAGACCTTGTTGATTGCACCCTTAAATACCGAGGCGATTTTGTCGCCGAACTTGCCTGCGAAATCGCTGAACATCTGTTGCAATTTTGCCCACAAATCGCCGAATAGTTTGCCGAATGCGCTGAATAGTGCGCCGAGAATCTGCGGAACGGCTTTCACGAGTGCCATGAATAGTTCAACCGAAGCCATAATCATCAACTTGATGTTTTCAGGGTCGGTCAGATACGCCACGATTGATTCGATAATTGTCGGCAAAGCATCAATCAATGCCGTGATGATTTGCGGAATGGCTTGCACGATTGTCAAAAATAGCGTGATACAGGCTTTCAACATCGCCGATAGGGCATCAGGCGAGTAAAGCGCCGTAATGATTGCGAGTAATATCTGCATGACCGCATCAATAATAGTCGGAAGCGCATCGATAATGCTCTGAATGATGTCGAGAATCGCCTGAACGAGCATTGGCACGCTCTCCACGAGAACTTGCAAAACAACAGGCAAAGCATCGACCAATGCTTTCAAAAGCATTTGCGTGGCTTGAATAATCGCAGGCAATAATTGTTGAAACAGGCTCGGAAGCATCTTTGCGATTTCAGGGACGATTGCGCCAATGGCTTTGACCGCACCTTTGAGCGCCGTTCCGATGCGAGGGATGAGGTTCTTTGCGAGTGCGCTGACCGATTCCATGAGATTATTCACGAGTTCATCGAAGTCCGCATTGTCGTCAGCCATGCCTGCGATGAGGTTGCTCCATGCAGATTTCGTCATGTTGAGTGAGCCTGAAATCGTTGCCATTGCTTCTTTGGCGGTCGTTCCTGTGATGCCCATTTCGGTCTGAATTGCGTGAATTGCGCTGAATACATCATCAAGGTTGCTGATGTCATATTCCACGCCTGTCAATTTGGTCGCATCGGCGAGCAAACGCTCCATTTCGGTCTTTGTGCCACCATAGCCCAATTTGAGGTTGTCGAGCATGGTGTAGTTCTGTTTTGCGAAGCCCTGATATGCGTGCTGAATCGATTCCATTGACGAACCCATTTTGTTCATGTTGTCCGCCATGTCCTGAATCGCCATGTCAGTTATTTTCGAGGCTTGCTCCGTATCGCCATTTAGTGATTGAAGCAACGATGCGCTGAACGATGTTGCCTGCTCCATGTATTGATTCGCCGACAAGCCTGCCGTCTTATAAGCATCTTGCGCATATTGCATGACAGCATCGGCTGAATCTTTGAACAATGTTTCGATTCCGCCTTGCAATTGCTCAAAGTCTGCGTATGCACGGACGGCTGAACCTGCCAAACCTGCGATTGCGCCTGCGCCTGCGACTGCGCCTGCGACGAGCGTTCCGCCGAGCATCTTTGCGCCAGTCTTGCCGACTGCGCCAAGCGTGGAGGCAAATGCGCTTGTTTCTTTCTTGGCTTCGTTCAGACCTTTTTTGAGTCCGCTTGTATCGACCGAAACTTGATATTCAATCTGTCCTGCTATTGCCATTATTGATTGACCCTTTCAAGGTGTCGCCTCATGCCTTCATTGAAGGTGCGTTGCGACTCCGCCTTATTCTTTCCAAATGCCGAACCAATTGCGGTCGTTGTCATCACACCGTCATCGAGCATATGCGCCGATTGAACTTTATGCCCTGCTTCGAGCAGAGCGAACATTTCTTCCCATGTGATTTCATCGTTGCGAACTGCGACAACCGCTTGCCAACCATACATCAAACCGAAGTCTGCCAATAGAAACATCTCATTCGAGATTTTATTCTTGCTTCCGTTCGGTGCGGTGCGTGCTTGAAACCGCTCAATCATCTTTTGGCGGTCATCAGGTCGCATCAAATCAAGCAGATTTTTCATCAGTTGCCCCCATAATTTGGTCATAGACCTTTTGGATGTTTTCGATGCCGAGCATATGAACGAGTCGTTTTGCGTGCGAGCCGTCCTCGCCGTCATCAAACAAGCCACAATAAATGGCTTCGATGCGGTCGTTGATTGCGCCAATTGCCTCGCTCACTTTCATTATTTCTCCGAGCAATTTTTCTTTGGCCGCATCATCCTTTGCTGTTTCGTATTTGCCACGAAGGTTCAACGCTTGGACTTGATACTCGCCAATCTTGCCGACCTCTCGTGAAAGGTCGAGTTGCTCGCCTGCGCCAATCTTGCGCACGGTATAAATGCGGTCGTCAATCTTCGCCTTGACGGTCTTGATGAATTTGCTTGTAGAGATTGCGATTGTTTCTGACATTTGATTTTATTCCATGTTATAAATTGCTATACAATTTTCATTTTGACCTCTTAATGGGTGGCTGATATAATAAGAGCGGTAATACGAAAGGAAACTCATGAGCGAAACGCAATATCAAGTTCAAACTAGCGACAGGTCAAAAAAGACTGCGCTGATTCTCTGCATCGTGCTTGGTTTTGTCGGAGCGCACCAGTTCTATGTTGGTAGCATCGGCAAAGGCATCTTGTATCTATTCACAGGCGGTGTGTTCTTCATCGGTTGGATTGGAGACATTTTCAAAATCGCATCAGGCACGTTCAAAGACGGCGCAGGCGTTCCGTTGCGCAAGTAATCAAAAAACCACCTGCGAAGGTGGCTTTTTGTTGGTCTTTTAATTCGCAACGGTGGTTTGGGTTGCGACATCCCAATGGGATGGAGCGGTCAAATCGCCAGTTCCGAGGCGAATGTAGCCGTTGTCGGTCGGTTGCATATAGATTGTGCTTTCAACCTGCAAAACTTCGCCTGCCGATAAGGTAGGGTTGAAGGTCTGCTTCACGATGCCTGCAAAGATGTGAATATCATTGTCATCGGTATCTTCACAAACGTTGTGGATGTTGATTGGCAAGCCCTCACGAGTTTGGCAAGAGCCATTTCCGAAGATGACGTTGCCAGTTGTCTGCGTTGCACCAGTTGGCGCATTGTAGGCTTCGTTCCATAGGTTCTTCAAATAATCCATGCTTGGAAGGAATAAATTGAAGGTCGCTTCTGCGGTTGCAGGTTTGCCGAGTGGCATCACACGAGTGCCTGCTTGGGTGCTTGCTTCGGTCGTCGCTTCGTCATAATTGACCGTAATGTCGCCGAGCAATTCCGCAGGAACGAGAACTTCGCCAATGCTCATCTCATAAGTGCCTGCTTTTAGACTTTGAGTAGCCATTTTTTGAACTCCGTTCTTTTATTTGTAAATCGTGCCAGTTGCCGTCCAAATGATTCGTCCGTTGTCATCAAGACCGCCGTTCGATATGGTCGAGCAAGGCATGATTGTTATATTTTCAACTTCATCGGCAATCAGCGTTCCGTTGATTGAAACGGAAGGCAAGGTGCAGACAGAATATGATGCGTTCAAGAAATCAACGATGTCTTTCAGTTGCCGATAGCCTGCGACATCAGTTGCGCCTCGTGAATACAACTCGAACGAGTGAATCGAACGATTGCCACGAGTGGTCGGATTCCCTATCGAGGCGATATACACACCATTTTTGCCGAGTGTCATCTTCTGCCAAAACAAGTCTTTTTCAATCTGACCAAGACCGTTGTTTTCCAAAAGTTTCAGTAAATTGAGCGTAATCATAGATAGTATTGAACTCCCTGTTTCGTGGTTTCATTCCCTGCTCGTTCAAGATAGTATTTCGTTTCAGGGTGCAAGTTGTTCTCATAGTGCCTCCTGCGTGCGTATGGAACGGAGAATCCACCAAATGCGACCACAACTTTGTTTTCGCTTTTGGCGACTCGCCCGTCCGCCCTCAATGCGCCAGTTTTGACAGGCGCATAGAGTTGCGCACGATTGAGGATTGAATCGCCCATCTTCGCCAATGCGTTGTTGATTCTTGCCGTTTCTTCGTTGATGACTTTTGCGGAATTATCAACAAATTTGATTGTCGTGATTTGCAATTCAGCCATTATGAGAAACTCGCCCTTTGAAGCGTGAAAGTGAGATGTTCCACTTCGCCGTTGTCGAAATTCGTGCCACGAGTCATGTTCGTGATTTCATAATCCACACCATCGACTCGGATGCCGTTGCCGACAATCGAGCCGAGGTCTGAATAATCATCAGGATGAACGTGAAGCGTTGCGGAACTTTGGAACAACTCAATGTTGTTCGCCGTTTCTTGGCTTTCACGTTGCTTGAATATGCCCATGAGATTCGTTTCGTTTTCAATGACGTTGCCAAGAATCTCGCCTCTGCTAATTTCGAGGTAAGTGTATGGCGTTTCTTGGAACACATCAAAAACGGTCATTGTGGTAGTATCTCGCTTCTTCTTTTAATGTTCTGCCATACCGAATCGAGCATTGTGAATACTTCATGATTGTTGCGCCATTCTCTGAAAGCGTGTTGGCATAGTAGTTTTTGCGGTCGCTATCGTAAGTGATTGAGAAATCCTCAACCTTCTTCGATGAAACGCCCACTTCGACACCATTCTCAACACCGATTGCGACCGTCAAGCGTGCAAGGACGAGCAAGAGTTCTGTTGGTAGCGACTCAACGCCCAAAATTTCCAATAACTCTGCCATGTCCTGCACGCATAACAAGTCTGCCAATCGTGATTCGGCGATTGCTTCCCAATCATCGAATGCGTTCGATTCAGCAGTTGTCAAGGAACGACCGAGCAAGGTCTGCGCCTTTTGGATTGTTAATTGTGCCATTCGTTTCGTTCCTTTCTTTTAAATTAGGCTGATTTGTAGCCTGCGAGGTTCTTGTAGCCAGTCATAGAACCGCCAACGTAGCGTTCCACGAGCATGACATCTTGGTTCTTCGTCATATCGAAGTCGGTGCGGACAGTAGCGTTCGCTTCGCCTGCGAGGACGTAAGATTCACGAGAGTAGGCAATCATGTCATAACCGCTGTTGGCGAGTTCAGCCAATTCGTGAATTTCGTCAGCGCCAACAAATTCGGCGATGTCAGCAACTGGGTAGTTCATGCCAATAAGAGCGATGCGAGCAGTCGTCATCCAACCTTCTGGGACGATAAGAATGCGACGTGCGCCTTTGACTGCGCCACAGGTCTTGATTGCTTTGGCGATGTCGGTGTCGGTTGCAACGTTCGCAATCACGGTCGCAACAGCAGAGCCGAAGTCATCAGGGGTTTGTGCAGAAGCACCATCCAAATCGCCCTTCATGCTGAATAGACCACGACCGTTGTTGTCGGAATAACCGCCAACGATTGCGCCAACTACGATGGCATGAGCGACACGACCTGCGAGTTCTTCGACACGGAAAGCGAGTAATTCGCCAGTTTGGTCATCGAACAAATCTTGAAGGTCGATTGGGAGTTTCTTGTAAATGCCAAGACCCTTCAAATCACGGCGAACCGCTTCGATTTCTTGGTCAAGTTTGGTTGCACCTTTTTCATGAGCAAGGGCTGTGCCATTGGCGGTTGCCTGCATGGCATAGACCGCACCTGCACGAACGCCGAGCGTGCGGAAGGTGTTCAAGATTTCAGCCTTATCGACCCAAGTCTTGAAGAAGATTTGCTCAATGCGAGCAGGTAAGATAGCATCGCCTGCAATGGCTTTGCTCTTGATGTTTTCCTGCCATGCTTTCATGATTTGCTCGTTCGAGCCACGATGAAACTTCATGACAATGTTCTTGAAATCAGCGAGAGCCTCTTTGGATTTCAAGTAATCAGAACTTTTGACAGTCTGAACTGGGGAAGCCTTCTCAACGATTGCTTCCTTTGCAATTTCTTTGTCCATTTCTTCGGATTCCTTTTCTTCTTTTAATTCTTCGGCAGGTTCTTCAACCTTTTCAGGTTCAGCGACCGCCTCTGCTGTTTCTTCGCCTTCGTCTGCCTGTTCTTCGGCAACTTTGGCTTCCTCATCGGAGGATTCGACAACTTCCGCTTCCGCTTCGGTTTCCTCAACGATGGTTTCTTCAACCGCTTCTTCGGTCTTGTCGGCTTCGACAACATCGATTTTTTCGGCTTCTTCCATTTGTTCGCCTCCGAGCAGGGATTTAATGGCGAGCAGTCTTGCTTCTTTGTTTGCGCCACGGAATACAACTGAAACTTCAAGAACTTCGGCATTTGAAATGACTTGCGTGTCATAGTCATAGTCGAAGTCGCTCATTGTAATCGAGAACGCATTTGACAGATGCCCTTCTTCGACAAGCGTGAGAATCTCTTGTGCGATTTCTCGCTTTGAGAATCCTGCCTCGAAGATGAGTTCGTCATCAACATAGAACGCCTTGCGAACGCTTCCGATGACATCACGAATGTCCGCCGAGTGATTCAACATCAACGGAATATCGACACCTTCAACGCCATTCTCGCCAATCTGCGAAACACGAATTTCGCCACCTGACTTCAACGGCAATCGGAGGGATGCAACATCAACACGCTCGCCATGTCGGTCGAGTTGATTTGAAGAAGCAACAAACTGGATTCTGCGCTCGCCTTCGGCATCTTTGGTTTTCAAAGCACCGTTGATTTGCACAGATTTCATTTTGATTTCTTCTGCCATGTTTCCCTTTTAATTTGATTTGATTCAACAAATCGCTCAATTGAGCATTGATTCGTCTGATTCTCATTTTTGAGGCGAGAGGGGTGGCAACAAAAAACCACCGCTTCAAGTGTCTTTCGACGCCACTCGAAGTTGTCGGTAGCCTTTTGTCAGTTCCTAAAACACAACTTCCGACGGTGTTGTGAGTTCCGAGAACCGCAGGCAAGGGTGGGCATCGCCTGCGGTATTTTCAATTATGATTCGTTTTTGGGTGGCACTTCTTTTTGTTCAAAACGATAGTTGATTTCATCCGTTGTCGATTGCGGAGTGATAACCTTCACATTTAGGTGCGCTTTGCATTTGGAGTTTGGGCAGACAAGATTCTCAATGATTGTCGTCCCTTTGATGTCCATGATGTATCTGCCACAATGCTTGCAATAGAACTTCATACTACAACTCCACCACGTCAAACACGCATTGGCAATTCGGATGGGCATTCGGCGTGAGCATATCATCCCAATCGTTCAGGTAAATTGCGCCATCAAATTCGAGTTTCGTTCCGAGTGGCACGAACGCTTCGCCTGTTGCCACGACCGAGCCGTTCATATACTGGCAGAACTCGCAAGGCTCGACTGATGTCGTGCGCCATTTGAACCCGAACTCACGTCCTGAAACCTTTTGGAGTTCTTTGACGGCATCGACTTGCCCAAGATTGTCGGCACGATGTTCTTCGGTGTTCGTGATGCGGTCAATGCGCCATTTATTGTCTTTGGCGGTGTTTTTAATCGCTTTGGCGAGGTCTTTGGCGGTCGTTGCCTTGCCCTCGCCGTTCCTCACGACATTGTCAATCGTGTTGCGAATCGATTGCGTGATTTGGTCGCTGAACGAATTGACCACCTCGCTCGTGATTTTTTCATATTGCTTCTGCGCTTCGTCTGAAATCACATAGTTTTGCAATTCAGGAATCGTGATTGTAATGCCGAAGCGTTCAATCGTGTCCTGATAGCGTTTCTCGCCACTTGCGAGCATCCTTGCGAATAATAATGCAAGCAACGCCATTTGCAACTTATACTTCGCTTCGTCTGACGGTTCAGGAACAGGAATCTGCTCCGCTTCATATTCGTCAATCAAGCCGTCGCCGTTTTCGTCATATTGTTCAAGACCGATTGCCGAGATTTCTTTGGATGCCAACTGCGAATCATCCAGCGTTTCGTTGATAACGCTCTGATAGAAGTTTGTAAGCAGTTGGCGCAAGGCTTTTAAAGTCTTTTGGTCTGCCTCCTTGTGAATCTCATCGTGATGATGCGAACAATGCGTTGGTGCGGACTTCATGACGGCAAATTCAGGAGAATCTTCAACCTCGCCACCTTCATCGACATCAGGCTTGTCATTGACGATTTCGCCGTCATCGTCTGCGCCTTTTTCGAGCAACTTGCGTGCGTTGCTGAACTCGAAGGCATCAACGATTGAGTCGAGCGAATAGCCCCTGTCGAGCATTTGGCTGATAATATCTGCCTCAACTTTCTTCGTTTCCGCTTCAATCTTTTCTTCTTCCGCCACGTTTGGCACATCGAGGTCGAATGTAATGGCAAAGCCAAGACCACCTGTGATGCGGTTCATCTCGTGCGTGAAGCGAGTCCAAATCTTCGTTGCGAATGGCAAGACCGTGTATTGAATGAAGATTTGTTGGTCAATGCGGACGGAGGCATAGCCCTTGTTCTCATTCACGCCACGAACGGAAGCAGGCACGCCGAAGGTCGAGTCAATCTTGTCATTGACCTGCTTGAATATTGTGTCGAGCGACATATCTTTGTTGGCTTGGGCGAACGGAATCCACTCGATTTGGGCAGGTGCGACCTGTCCTGTGTCAGTAGAGATTGGGCGGTGAATGTAAGCAACGTTGTTGTTATTGCCTGAACCTCTGAACTTCTTCTGCATCGAATCAACGATGTCGTTGAATGCTTCTGCGGTCGGTGCGGTAATGATGAACTCGCCTGCTGGCACAGCACCATTCTCGAAATGCCCCGCCTCATAGTTGGCGATGAAGTCATCGATGTTTGCCCACTTTTGCACAGCCTGCGTTGGCGAATAGCCTGCATCAAGGTCATTTGGGTCAATGCCTGCGTAGAGTTCAATCACGTCATGCTCGTTGAACTCGTGTTTGAGGTCTGCGGTCTTGTAGAACTTATGACCATCAACGACACGAACCTGACACCCTTCGAGGAACGTGAATCCGCCGATGTTATCAGGCGTGATGCCATCGCCACCTGCGACCAACTCGCCTGATTCATAGTGCCACACGAGCAAATAGACTTTGCGGTGCGTGAGCGTTCCAATTGCCAACGCTTCACGAAAGTCGGTCGAACTCATCTGCTGATTCGGATGATATATCTTGTCGAGCAAAGGCACTTTTTCGAGTGGCTTGCCGTTTGCATCGATTGCATAGGGACGAATCTTGACGAACTCGTTCGCAATCTTACTCACGGATGGGTAGATGTTGTCATAGGCGATTCCCTTTGCGAAGTCGTATGTCAGCGACCCATGAAACGGAATCCCTCCATGATATTGATATGTTTTTTGAGCCATGACATTGGTCGGCTCGTTTTTCTTATCGCTCATTTTGAGCATTGATTTGATTTTGTCGAACATACCCTCATTTTTTGCGGAATAAGGGTGGCATCAAAAAGCCACCTCTGTTATTTCGCAAAACGCCAAAAAATGCCCAAAAAATCTCTCACAATTTTGGGCAATTTTAGCGCATTTGAGCGTATTGAATCGGCTTCCGTTCCATATCTCGGACGGCATAAGCGAGCGCATCCATGATGTGGTCGTTCCCATCCTGTGGCTCGTCTATGATTTCGCCTGTGCGCTTCTTGCGCCAAGCATAGGTCAGATATTCACGTTCGAGTTCGGTATCGGTGCGCAAATAGTGAATCTTTCGGCGCATGACGAGTTCGATGTTGTAGCGTTTGCCATTCATCTTCTCGCCTGCCGTCTTGTTTGAGCCGATTGCTCGTAATCCGTTTGCCTGCATCTCGGCGATGATTTCAGGGCGTGCGTTGTCGCAGACGAACAGCGCATCAGGCAATTTCTTCAACTTCTCTATCAAAACAGGGGTCAAAATCTTGATGTCGCACAATTCAGTTTTCAGATATAGCGATTCATCCTCATCCTCATAGACCGCCACGACCGCCGTTGGGTCATTGCTGAATCCGAAATCCACGCCATAACGTTTCAAAACGGCTGATTGCGGAATATCATCAACAGGAATCCACCCTTCATATACGTTGCCTTCGAGTGAGCCAATCTCGCCGAGTCCATACACTCGCCACCAGTTCGATGTGCCATCGCCTTTGCGGAGTTCGAGCGCATTGACGATGTTTTGGCTCAATGCTTCGTTGTCCAAATAGTTGAGTTTGACGAAATCCACGTCGGGGCGTTTGAGCAGGTCATGCGCCCAAAACTGATTGACAGGGTTGAAGTCGAGCGTGATTCTCTGTTCGGTGCGAACCTCTAATTGGTCAAAGGCATCTTTCGTGATGCGGTTCGCCTCGTTTATAAACAATCTATCTCGCCTTGCGCCAAGCGCATCCTCCGAGTCTGCTGAATAGAACTCAATGATTGACCTGTTCGGCAACGTGAGCGTCGAATAGGTTGAGTTCCATTCAGCAACATCCCACACGTTCGTTTCATGGCAGATTTTGAGGAAATCTCGCATCGCACCATGTCGCAGGTTCGGCATCGTGTCCGACATGATAGTTGTCAAAATGCCGTCCTGCATGATTGCCTCATTCAGTTCATCGAGTAAGATGTCATAGGTCTTGCCTGCGGACGTTCCGCCTTGCACGATGCGAATACGCTTTTTGAGCGCACGAATCTTGCGCAAGGCGGTCGTTTCTTGAAGTGTCATTTCTTGTCATCCATCGGTAGAATCGGCTTCAATTCGATGTTGCGATTCTCGTTGATTTGTTTCGGCAAGCCATAGACCTGATTCATCATGCCTGACAATTCAGCCCAATCGCCCTTGTTGATGCAAGTTGCGAGTTTGCGCTCGAAATATGGCGCATCCTTGTCTTTGATAATCTTAATGAGTTCTTCTTCCGATAGTTTCATCATCTGTTCGAGTTTATATCGAGCGGTGTCCTCTTTTTTCCATGCGCCGTTATGACGAGGATTGCCATTCGGTTTCCCGAACTGTCTTTCTTCGTTTATTGGATTGCCATTTTTAAGGGTCGGTTTCCCCTCCTGCTTTGTGGTGTAATTCTGTTTTTTCACTTGCGCCATTCTATGACCCCTTCCTGATATAGTTTTGATAAAGTTGGCAACGCATACTGCCATTTTTCGTCATCTATACTCTCATTTGTATCTTCAAGATATATCCTATGGTCTGCTTCCGTAATCGAACCGTCAATGGCAACATCATCTTCAAACACTTCAAGCCATACAGTTCTGAAAAACTCCGTCATGACTATCTTGCTCCAACTCGAACCGACATATTCGTCCGTCTTGTCGTCATTATAATGTCGCTCAATCTTGAATCCATATGCAGACAGTTTTGTCGTGTCTTTAACTACCCAACTCATTCTTCCTCCTCTCCGCAGAGTTCGTCGATGGTGTATAACTTCTTATTGTCCGCATGGACAATCGTAGTTTGAAAGCCGATGAACGATGCTTTGTTTATGCCTGCCGTATAGCCGATAATTTTACACTCGTTGAAGTGTTGATTTTGAACTCTAAAATTGTCCAAGTCATCTGCCTCTGCCCACGCTCGAACTGCCTTGCGTATTTTCTCGTCCTTGATAAGTGGCTCGACTGGCTCATAGTCCATAGTATCTATAATCCCATCAGCCTGAGCAATGGGAACATACCTATGGTTATCTTCATCGAATGTGAATAGCCCTTTATATTTGCTCATTCTTCCTCCTTAATTAGTTCAGGGTTTTCATGGGTGTTGCCGATGACCTCGACGTCATTTATCTCTTGAAAGTGAGTAAACGGTCTATTGGCTTTCCATTTTCGATTGTCATTATTGAACCAAAATCCACCATATTCAAAATCAACATAGTATTTTATGCCTTGTATATTTACAATATCCCCCTCGTATATCTCTTTGCCGTTCTTGTCTTTTAGCCCTGTGTATTGCTCGATTTGCGTATCTCTCGCCCATATCTGCAAGTTCGTCAAACCGCATTCTGTTCCTTCGTATAAGTCGAAACGTTCAAACGACTTTGTTTCTTCCGACCACGCTCTAAACTTCAACTCCCTCATTCTTGCCTCCTACATCATGCTCACATATAACATCATTACGACCACAAAGATGACTCCGACGATAATTTCAAGCACGCCAAGCACCTTCGCCCATGCGCTTCCTTTCATCGCAAGGATGCCCAATATGATTGAAGCGATGCCCATAATCCCGCCCATGAGAAAGATGCCAATAAATGTCGTAGCAAGTCCTGCGATGGCGCATCCGTTGCCTGTTTGCTCTTGATTGTCCATTTTATTTTTCCACCTCCGTTGAAATAGTTTCGCTTTTCTTCATGCTCGTCTTTTTGGTTTTGACTTTGCGCTCTTTCTTCATCGATACGACCTTCACGTCTGTGTCATCGACCTTTTTGAGCATGATATTGTTCCAAATCTGTTTTGCATCCTCTTGTGAGAACATTTTGACTCCTTCCTCCAAAAATCTGTCATATTGATATACGATTGCGCCCTTGTCCGTCCGCACAATCACGAATGGCGATTCAATGCCTGCATTCTGTTTGAATGTTTCGGCGAGTTGAACCCACTTGCGGTCGAGCGGAATCCTGCAAACCCTGAATGCCGACATTGGAATTTGGTTTTGCACAATCCACCGATATAGTGGCTCGTATTTCTTCACTCGGCAGGTGTAGCACTCCGTCAAGAACAACTCAATGCTTGCGATTTCTGCCATTT